TTTGAATTGTAATTAATAAATTAAGGTTTTTATTATGTCAAATGATGTTTATCTCGGCAATCCACTATTAAAAAAGGCAAATACTCCAATTGAGTTTACTCAAGAACAGATTCTTGAGTTTGCTAGATGTCAGAATGATCCAGTATATTTCGCCAATAATTATGTTAAGATTGTCACTCTTGACCATGGTTTACAGACATTTAAACCATATCATTTCCAAGAAAAATTAATTAATAATTTCCATAAGCACAGATTTAATATCTGTAAGATGCCACGACAGACTGGTAAGTCAACTACCGTGGTTTCTTTCTTGCTTCATTATGCGGTTTTTAACGATAACGTGAATATTGGCATCCTCGCCAACAAAGCAGCAACTGCTAGAGAATTATTGGATAGATTACAGACTGCTTACGAAAACTTACCAAAGTGGATGCAACAAGGTATTATATCTTGGAATAAAGGTTCTTTGGAGTTGGAAAATGGATCAAAGATTCTGGCTGCTTCTACGTCTGCGAGTGCTGTCCGAGGCATGTCATTCAATATCCTCTTTCTCGATGAATTCGCTTTCGTTCCAAACCATATCGCAGATTCCTTCTTTGCATCTGTTTATCCTACTATTACTTCCGGTAAAAACACGAAGGTAATTATTGTATCAACACCACATGGTATGAATCATTTCTACCGTATGTGGCATGATGCTGAAAAGGGAAAAAATGAATATGTATTTACAGATGTTCATTGGAGTGAAGTTCCGGGAAGAGATGAGGAATGGAAAAAACAAACAATAGCAAACACTTCAGAACAACAGTTTAAAGTTGAGTTTGAATGCGAATTCCTAGGATCAGTAGATACCTTAATTGCTCCGTCTAAACTCAGATCGCTCGTATACGACCATCCTAAGACCCGTAGCGCGGGTTTAGACGTTTATGTGGATCCAGAGGAGAATCATGATTACCTAATAACTGTAGACGTTGCTAGGGGCGTTGGAAATGATTACTCAGCATTTACGGTAGTCGATATTACTCAGTTTCCACATAAAGTAGTTGCCAAGTACAGGAATAATGAAATAAAACCAATGCTATTTCCCAGCATAATACATGAGGCAGCAACAGCATATAATAACGCTTATATTTTATGTGAGGTTAATGATGTAGGAGATCAGGTAGCAAGTATTCTTCAATATGATTTAGAATATCAAAATCTTTTGATGTGTTCCATGAGAGGAAGAGCAGGTCAAATTGTGGGGCAAGGTTTTAGTGGAAAGAAAACTCAACTTGGAGTTAAGATGTCCAAAACCGTTAAAAAGGTTGGATGTCTCAACCTCAAAACTATGATTGAGGAAAATAAATTATTTTTGAATGATTATGAAATTATTAGTGAATTAACAACTTTTATTCAAAAACATAATTCATTTGAAGCAGAAGAAGGATGTAATGACGACCTAGCTATGTGCCTCGTAATATATGCTTGGTTAGTAGCACAAGATTACTTTAAAGAACTCACAGATCAAGATGTTAGAAAGCGTCTTTATGAAGAACAGAAAAATCAAATAGAACAAGATATGGCACCCTTCGGATTCATATCTGATGGTTTAGATGGCAGCAGCTTTGTTGATGTTGATGGTGATAGGTGGTTTGTTGACGAATATGGAGATCGTGCGTATATGTGGGAATATATGTGATGGATTTAGATAAACAAATAAAACTTGGTCATTTACTTCTTGTAGATAGACAGTGTAGAGTTTGTGGGGAAATGAAGAATTTAATAGATGGATTTTACAGGACCCGCAAAGATAGAGGACCCGTAGCGTCTTCATATTCTTATGAATGTAAAGATTGTACAATTAAAAGAATAGTAGTTGGTAGGATGGTATCCAAAATATTCGATAAATGGGAATATCCTGACTGGTAAACGTTCACGTCTCATTTCCCCCGTGTAAAGTAAGTTTTTAATAAATATTTTTTAGATAAACTGAGACTTTACGGAGAAAAACATGGCGACTCCTCAATTATCTCCAGGCGTACTCGTCAGAGAGGTTGACTTAACAGTAGGAAGAGCTGATAATGTTTTAGATAACATTGGTGCGATTGCTGGACCATTTCCAATCGGACCAGTTGATTACCCAATTGATATCACTACAGAACAAGAGTTAATTAACACTTTTGGTAAGCCAATTTCAACAGATTCCCAGTATGAGTACTGGATGAGTGCTTCATCTTATCTTTCCTATGGTGGAGTACTGAAAGTTGTTAGAACTGGTGGTTCTACTCTAAACAACGCTAATGCTGGCGTTGGAGCTGCTTCAACAACTTCCCTTAAGATTGATAACTACGACGATTACATCAATAACCATTCTGATGGAAATAACTTTACATTTGCTGCTAAGAATCCAGGTTCTTGGGCAAATAATCTAAAAGTTTGTGTTATTGATGATCTAGCTGACCAAATTATTGGAATTTCAACAACTAACCTAGCAGGTTTAGGTGCTACCGTTGGATATGGAATTACCGCATCATTATCTGGTGTTGTCCTTCCAGGAGCTGGTTCAACTTCAACCTTTACTGGTTATTTGAAAGGAATCATTACCGGAGTTGCTACCGATACTACTAACGGAAACAGCACAATCTCAGTAAAAATTACTTCAAGAGTTTCTTCCACTGGAACCGAAACGCAAATTACATATGCCGAGGGAACTTCTTTCGCAGCATTTGCGGCAGCACAATCTCTAACATTTATCAATTCAACGGGAGCCTCAGCAGGAACTGCTAGTGCTGCTTCAGTTTCTGATTGGTATAATCAACAAACTCTAGGACTAACCAATACAACAATCTATTGGAAGTCCATCGCACCAAAACCATCAACAAATCGCTATTCACTTGAGAGAAATGGTAAGAATGATGCTATCCATGTTGTCGTAGTTGACGATCTTGGTACAATTACCGGAAATCAAGGTACAATTCTTGAGAAGCATGTAGGTCTTTCGAAGGCACTTGATTCAGTTTCTGCGGTCAACTCTCCTCAGAAGATTTGGTATGAGCAATATCTTGCTGATTTTTCATCTCAGATTTATGCTGGTGGAAATCCATCAAGCGCGGCAGATGGTTATTGGGGAACTGCTCCCAGAGCAACTGGTTTCACAACTTACTCAGGTGTTGCTTCCGCTTCATTTACACCAATCTCAACCGCAAATGGTCTTTGGGGTTCAAATGCTCAAGATGTGACTTTCAGTGCTATTGGAAATATCACCTACACTCTTAGAAGTGGAGTTGATTATTCCGCAAATGGTGGAATGAAGGCAACTCTAGGAGATCTGATTACTTCATATGATAAATTCTCCAATAAAGATGAAATTCAGGTAGATTACCTGATCATGGGTCCTGGAATGGACAACGTATCAGATTCTCAAGCAAAAGCAGGTTATTTAATTTCTCTTGCTGAGCAGAGAAAGGATTGTGTTGCTACAGTTGGACCACACAAATCAGACTTGGTTGGTGTAACTAATACAACCACCCAAACAAATAACTTGGTCAAGTACTTCAGTTCACTTCCATCTTCATCATACGCAGTATTTGATAGTGGATATAAGTACACTTATGATAGATTCAATAACAAGTTTGTTTACATTCCCTGTAATGCCGATGTTGCTGGTCTAATGTGCCGCACAAACATCATTTCATATCCTTGGTTCTCACCAGCTGGTCAGCAAAGAGGCATCATTAACAATGCCATTAAACTTGCTTACAATCCAAATAAAGCACAAAGAGACCAACTCTATCCTCAGAGAGTTAACGCAATTGTGACTCAACCAGGAATTGGAACCCTTCTATTCGGAGACAAAACTGGTCTAGGATATGCTTCCGCATTTGATAGAATCAACGTTCGTCGCCTATTCCTTACAATCGAACAGGCACTACAAAGAGCTGCTCAAGCACAACTCTTCGAACTGAATGATGAACTGACTAGAGCAAACTTTAAGAACATTGTTGAACCATATCTCCGCGATATTCAGGCAAAGAGAGGTCTCTACGGATTCCTTGTTGTTTGCGATACGACAAACAACACTCCTGATGTTATCGACAACAATGAATTTAGAGCGGACATTTACCTGAAGCCCGCCAAGTCTATTAATTATGTCACTCTTACATTCGTTGCTACTCGCACGGGAGTAAGTTTTGAAGAAGTCGCAGGTACTGTTTGATTTTATTCAATAAATAACCCAAGGAGGTAATTAATCGTGGCAAGACTCAAAACAATCTCCCAATTTAAGAGTGCTCTAAGTGGTGGCGGTGCTCGTCCTAATCTGTTTGAAGTTGAATTAACAACTTTCCCCGCAGGAATTTCTTGGGACGCTGACAAATTTAAGTATCTTTGTAAAGCAGCAGCTCTTCCTGCATCAAATGTTGCGGCAATTGATGTTCCTTTTAGAGGAAGAATCTTCAAAGTTGCTGGAGACAGAACCATTGATACTTGGACCGTAACCATCATCAATGACGAAGATTTCAAACTCAGAAGAGCATTTGAATCCTGGTCGGAACTGATTGCTAAGTTAGATAATAACTTAGGTGCCACTCAACCAGCAGCATATATGAGCAACGCTACAGTCTATCAGTTGGGAAGAGGATCGGTCATCAATAGCACCGACAATACCGGATCTGATAGTTCCATCCTAGCTGCTTATAAGTTTGTTGATATTTTCCCAACAAGCGTATCAAACATTGATCTCTCATATGATAGTGGCGATACGATTGAGGAATTTACTGTTGAGTTCCAAGTTCAGTCTTACGAAATTCTTGACGCTAACGTCGCTTCAAGAGTCTGATAAATAGTCTAAAGACAAAGTAAAAAATAAATTATGGCAAGATTGTTTGGATTCTCTATTGAGGATAACGAACCATTATCTCCAAGTGCGGTCAGTCCTGTTCCTCCTAATAATGAGGACTCGACTGACCACTACTTGAGTAGTGGTTTTTTTGGTTCGTATGTTGATATTGAAGGAGTCTACAGAACAGAATTTGATTTAATCAAAAGATATCGTGAAATGGCACTTCATCCAGAGTGTGATAGTGCTATTGAAGATATTGTAAATGAAGCAATTGTATCCGATACAAATGATAGTCCGGTAGAAATTGAACTATCGAATCTCAATGCTAGTGATGGTATCAAGAAAAAGATTAGGCAGGAATTTAAATATATTTTATCTCTCTTAGATTTTGATAAAAAGTCTCACGAAATCTATAGAAACTGGTATGTAGATGGAAGAATTTTTTATCACAAAATAATTGATTTTAAGAATCCACACGAAGGGATTCAAGAGTTGCGTTACATAGACCCAATGAAAATGAGGTATGTAAGGCAACAGAAGAAGAGTGATAAAGATAAGTATAGACTGGCAAATATTAATTCGGATAATCCGATGGATTTTGAGTTCCCAGAAATTGAGGAATACTTCATTTATAATCCAAAAATGACTTATCCAGCAAGCAATCCATCATCACTAGGTGGAACTGCTGGAATCAAAATGACCAAAGATTCTATCACATACTGCACTTCAGGTCTAGTAGATAGAAATAAAGGGTCAACTCTCTCATAT